AGTACCTTTCATCTCATTTTCTAAATCTTGAGCTTCTGATTTAAACTTACCGTAATAATCGTCTTCTAATATAATGTTACTTAGTTTCATTTTCCTTGTCCTTTATAAGCTTTTCGATAGTTTATACTACCTTTTAACTTTGATGTTTTTGACTTAGCGTGAACGCCTGGTCTCTTTTTTTTAGTACCACCTACGTAGTTACCTAAAGTTAATCCTTTTGCCATATCTTTACAACTAAATCACCAGTTCTTTTTATTAAACGATGATATGTCTCTTTTGGTATAAATAGTTTATCTTTTGTTAATCTTTGTGGAACCTCATTATCTAACTGAAATAGCCAATCAGTATCATGAGTACATTCAACCCAACGGTCTTCTTTATCTCTATGCCATACGAATTCAAATGAGGGAGTATCCTGAGAGAACTCTCTTATTATATAACCGTCTTCCTTTTTTTGGGAATATGGTCTACCAGTAACCTGAGAAGTTTGATCCGCCACCTAGTGATTTCCAATAACGGCCTATATTACAAGACCAATAACCTGCTTTTGTTTTATCTTTCTTTGTTGAACACTTATGACGAGCTGCGAAAGATGCTCTAGCTCCTCTTTGTTTCAACTTAACTGATAATCCAGTATCACCAAATGATACCTTTTTAACGTTACCTTTCTTAGACTTAACATAAACGTAGAACTTTTTAGATCCTCCACGCTTGGGTTTGTTAAGTGCTACTTTTTTTCCTTGGTACTCTGCTTCATTCATATAATCAACTGAAGCTTTTAGCATATCAAAGCCTGAGTAATCAAAAGTTTCGTTTTGAATCTCTACAGCTTTTCTAAAGTTCTCCATATTAATAGTACCGCCGATTGATTCGACAAGCTCTTTGACTAGATCGTAATCGATCATTTCGTCTATACTCATAGCTTCGTCAATCGTATCCTCGTTTTCGATCATTTCATCAATCATGCAGCCTATTTCAAATAGTGGATTTGCTTTTCCTGCTGATACCATTGGTAAGTCTAAAGGAACTTTCATTCCATTGTAATCTCCGTACTCTCCTATATCAGTTGTCTCTAGAAGCTTTTCGTCCTCTTCGTTTAACGTAATATAACCGTCTCTCCAAGCGTCTCTTGCTTCAGCAAATAGTTGTATAAAGGCTTCAGAGTTATAACGGTAGACATTCTCATGTAAGGTTAGACCATTATCTAAATGATACTGTAGAGATGGAAATCCAATAAGTTCTTTTATTCTAATCATTGTTAAAATCTTTTCTATAAAACTTTCCTAAGATGTTATCATTTATATACTGATGACTATATGTCTCAAGGACGTCATTTATAAATAGGTGTTTACACTCATAATATGTTAATAGCTTCTTATTAGGAACAAAATCTAATATTCTTTTTTCAAAATCAGCTCTTAAGTCTTTAGAGTCCTTAACGAGTTGTTTTATTTTAGGATGTGAACCGTAATAGTCTTTCCAATCAGACTCGGTCACTACCTTTTGTTTAAGTGGGGTACGTCCTCCAATTCCTTTTGCTTTTCTTTCTTCACGTAGAGCTTCTAATGCTCTTTTTCCTAACTTCTTATTTCTTTCGAATCGCAATACTTTCTTTCCGAGGTACTTCAAGCCAGAGGGTTTATGAAAAACCTCATAAATAAAGCCGTAAGTTCCTTCTGGAAAGTCTGTTATATCGTTGAAGATCCTACCCTGGTACGTCCAGGAAGGTAGTGTCATATCCATATTAGTTGGTTTCTGTCGCTAGAGCTTTGACTTCAGCTCATCTATTTGCAACTGCTGCTCTTTTACAGCTTGTATCAATAACGCGACTATTTTATCATAACGTACTGCTTTGTAGCCATTACTTCTGTCGACTACTACCTCTGGCAGCACTTTTTCGATTTCTTGAGCAATAACACCAATATCGTGACCGCTATGCTCAGAATCACTATTCCAATCAAACTCATATCCTCCTATTTGATCTATTTTATCTAATGCACTTCCTATTACGGATACATTATCTTTTAATCTACTATCAGATGAATAATATGCTGTAATATCTCCTGTAGCAGTTATGCTTCCGTCTATATTAATACTACCGCTTCCGCTAATATTATAAGTGTTAATATCTAATGTACCTCCTAGTTGTGGTGAAGTATCTGATACTATATCGGTTATTCCAGATCCTGTAGAAGCTAAACCAAATGCTGTATGGGAACCACTTATTACTCCGAAGAATGAATGTTGATCTGCGTTGTAGTAAAAGTCTCCATTTGCAATAGTTAAACTTCCTGTGTCAGTATTATTAAAAGAGTTGACTCTAAATAGTGCATCTTTTACTTGTACTACATTTGAAGCACTCAGTATAATATTATTAGCAGAAGTTAAAGTAGGGGTCCCAACTCCATTGATAGCAGTAAACTGAGTTGCTGTTACAGAGCCTGTTACGTTAACTGAACCTGTAATATTATGTGTGTTAGATTGTAAAGTACCTACATTAATGTTATCTAAAATAGTTAACGACCCTGAAAGGGTATCAGTAGTATTCATTAAGTACGTAGAAGCAGCAGAAGAACTTAATGCTGTTATTTCTGTAGCTACTGATGCTGATGTTGCTATCTCTTGCCATGCTCCTGCATGTGCAAACCAAGCTTTTCCTTCAGCATGTGTATGAGCAAACATACCGTGATAGGTTCCAGGATTAGGAAGTGAGGCTACATTGTCGAAATGGAATCTTATCTTGCTACTTTGACCTAGGGAATCGATAGTACCAGTTACACTTACATCACCATTCACTGAAGTGCTACCTGATTGGTTTAAACTACCAGATAAGACATAGGTGCCTGTTTGAGTAAGATTACCGTTTAATGTAGTATTACCTATAGTTGTTTGATTACCAGTTAGTGTATTATCCCCCAGTTGTGTAGCTGATCCTGTTAATCTATGGCTTCCGTTTATTAGTACTCTTCCAATAAAATCATGTGAATCGTCAGCTGTATCACCAAACTTGTTTGATCCTGATGAATAAGAGATAGATGATGATACTAAAGATACATTATACTGTTGTGCAGTTAATATACCGTTAACAAGCATATCCCCTTGTACGTCTACGTCTCCTAAATGTTTATAGGTACCTGTAACGTATAGTATACTTGAAGTATAATCAAACTTAAAATCTTTAGATGCAGTAACAAACTCTCCTGACCCAGAAGGTCCATTACCTTCTTTAAGTTGAATATATCCATCACTACCAATCGATCTTGGCATAGGAAGTCTAACTGGTTCAGCTAAACTTTGAGACTTATGCAACTCTAGAATATTTCCATCTACAGAAGCAGAGTAGAAAAACTCTCTAAAGTTTAAATCTAACTCATCATGAGTTAATGCTGATCCTTTTGTTCCTCTAAACGTTAATGCCATTACTTATTCTTTTTTAGTTCTTCAACTTCGGCTTTTAACTCTTTTACTGCTTCAATCAATACACCTACGATGTTACCGTAGCTTACAGAAAGATAGCCTTTATTATCTTCAGTAACAACTTCTGGAAGAACTTTTTGTATTTCTTGTGCTATTACTCCTATGTCTTTTTTACCTCCCATATCAAAAGTCACTCCTCTAAGTTCAGAAACTTTTTCTAATGCACCATCGATAGGTTGTATATTTTCTTTTAATCTTTCGTCTGAGATCTGATTGAAAGAACCAATAGCTCCTACACTACCTGATATAGTAAGTTTGTAGGTTAATGGTAAGTCAGTAGTCTCGTTAACGTTAATACCTATACTACCACTAGGATCTACAATGAATCCTTTTTGAGTAGTAATAGAGCTGCTTCCTGTATAGAAAGCTATTCTTTTATCTGCACCAGGATTTAATCCCTTTAGTAAAGAGACCTGATGAGAAGTATTTGTTACTGGAACATCTGAACTACCTGTATAGTGTAAGTTTAGTACTGTTCCGTTATTTGAAACTGAGCTTGAATAAAAGAAGTTACCAAGATTGGTATCCATCTCACCATAAGTTAATGCTTGTCCTTTATTTGCTCTAAATGTTATTGCCATTATAAATCTATTTTAACGACTAATGTCATATCTGTGTTAACCGGTTTAGGTACAGGTCTTCCTGTTTTTGCTACTGCTACAAGTTGATTTGCATCGTTATACAAACCTACTGTAGTAATATAAGGAGAAAAAGCACTACCTGTAACATATGGTGCTATTACTCCGTCTGAACCTGTAACTGCTGAAGGGTTGTATGTAAAGTTCATTTCTGAATCTTTAACCTTACAGTGTACATTATATGTATAAATAGGTTGGTTTGATTTCCATCTCAACTTATGTCTACTATAAGTACTTAAATATCTTGCAGTGTCTGGATCTGTAATAATAGCTAATCCTTGATTATAAATAATATCACCTACTATTTTTTTAGGATTAGTATAACTCTTTTCTGAACCACTGTAGATTAAGTTTCCGTCACCATCATCTATAAGCTCTAATCTTTGTTGGTCTTGATTAATATCTACATATTGAGTTGCTGTTTCGTCTACATAGTTACTTTCTGATACTATATAATCGACTGTATTGATAGGATTACTATCGTACCAGTAACCAACTCTTTCAATATAATCATTTAATCCGTCTTCTTTTCTCCCCATATAGTCTCCAGCAATATAGGCATCTGCATCGCTTTTCAAAGGAGTTATAGTAACTGTATTAGGTTCTATATGAGTACCAAATACATTCTTACCGAACGATATTACTCCTACTTCAGATTGTAAATGTCTTGAACCACTATACGTTAAACTAGTTTGTAAAGATAAGTCTCTTGAACCAGAGAATAATCCATCGCCTACTCTGTCGGCATAAAAGTTATGATTAACACTATTAAATACTAATGATTCATATCTACCGTTACGTAGATCAAGTGGGTAGAAAAAACCTGGAATAGCTGAACCTGAAAAACCTCTTAACGTTTCAATATCATAACTATCCAGACTACTTGTAACCTCCCATTGTTTTTTGGCTACATAGTCAGATACAAATACATCTTGACGATTTAGTTTTTTGTAGGTGCTCATTCATTAATAATCAAGCTTGATTCTAACGAGTGCTTCTTTTGTAAAGTCTTTTAATAAAGGTCTAGAAAGTTTAGCTACTGCAAGCAAGTCGTTATTATCGTTATATAATCCTACAGTCGTAATAAAAGACTGAGGTGAGTTTATCATTACGTTGTGACGTATTTCTCCTGAACCAGTAATGAGGGAAGGGTTAGTTGAGTAGTTAAACTCAGCATTTCTTGCTCTTACAAATATAAAGTTAGAGGAAATAGTCTCTTCAGATTGTAATCTAAACTTAGGCTCTCTTGCAAGTATGTCGTAAAATCTTCTTGTGTTTTGTGCTGAGGCAGGATTATTCTGTCTGTTGATTTGCATTCCTAATCCACCGTGATTTAATGGTGCATCTAAAGCAACTCCATTGATTAAGATTACTCCGATGTCTGGTAAGAACTTACCGTATGAACCAGAACCATTTGTAAATCCATCTGAGTTGATTGCTCCTGGGGAAATATTTCCTACTGAACCGCTTATTAGTTCATATACTCGACCTGAATCAGAAAATGTAGTAGTAGTAATAAGTTTACTATTATCAGTCAATCTAACTGAACCGTTACTACCTGATAGGTTTAAAATAAGATCTAACGAACCAGGTAAAAGTTTCTCTCTATACCTTGCTCTATCTACTGAGATTACATAAAAGTATTCAGATTTTTGAGTACCAAAAGTAAAATCTGCTTCTTCGTCTCCTAGTACTAAGTTTCTATACTGACCGAATAATACTGCTGATGGAGATTTACCAGGTACATTTACATTAAAGTTTAATGAACCTGAGCCTTTCTTATCTGCATACCCTATAGCGTATTGAACTCTTGCGTTTGCTAAATCAGAACCTGTTTGGTATATGTTGTAATAGTAATCTCCTGATACACCACCAATCTGAGTTGATGAAGTATAGAAGCTATCGAGGTTAACAAGATCACCAGTCCATACTGGAGCCGTTACCGACTCGGCACTTATTACAATATCTTCTGTATCAAATCTTTTATATGACATTGTTAGTTGGTTTTAGTGATTGTTACTGGTACGGTTATCCTTGCTCCTGAATCTCTTCCTACTACTGTAATAGTAGTCTGTAATCTGTTTCTGGTTCCAAATAATGTATTAACTGTAGTTGCAGTTAAGTTTACTGAGGTTCCGATTACTGTTCTAGAAACGTTTGTACCTAATGTTGTTGTTGAGTTAAGCTTTTCAGCTTCTTCTGTGTTTACTCCTACACCTGTATATGAGTTAAGTACTCTTGCATCTGCTATAATAGCTGTATACCCATTAGCTTCAAATGTTGAAGTAGCCCCTTGGTAGTTAAGAGTCTGTGGTGAAATAGCTAATGAAGCTCCTTGCTTAAGTGTAACTGAAGAGTAACCTATATCTAGGATTGGAAGTTTTGAAGTACCTCTAGGTAGAGTAGTGAGCTTATACTTCATGATTTGTGTTTCATCAGGAAATGCTTCTAATAGTGGCATGTTTTCGATTGCTTCGCCATAGAGTGCTGAACCTGATGGATGTACGGGATTATAAAGTGTATAATCTATTTCATCATCCGATAAGGCAAACTGAGTAATTTTAAATGAACCGTCGCCTCTTGCTAAAAGCTCTCTACCTTTTTTAGTCAGGATGGCATCCACGGTTATTATCGAATTATTTAAGTATCCCATTTTTGTTTATGTTTATATATAAATATGTTAGTATTTCATTTATGTCACTGCGATAACTCCTCCGAGCTCGTTAGTTGTGTATATTTCACCTTTATCTACAGAGTAGATCTTACTATTTACTGATCTAACAAATCTTGTTCCGTCTTCTGTTTGTAAAAAGCTACTTGATACAGGAAAGTTAGTATATGTTTTATTTGGGTGAGCACCTGCTAATATAGTATCAAAGAATATAGTTTCTACTGTTCTATCAGAAAGTTGTATTGCTTTTATAGTAACATCAGTTGAATCGTTAGGATGTATACTTCCTTTGAACTCTTTTAAAGCTAATGCAGGATCATTACCAGGTATACCTCTTAGTATAACTTTTTCTTCAAATATATCTTCATTAAACTCATAAAAGTTTCCTGCTTTTGATGTTCTAGTACCTTCATACCTACTTGAAACGATTCCTATTTTAGTATAAGAACAGTTTTGTAGTTCTGCACGTTCGGCAGATTGAGAGATAATAGCATTATAGTTAGAGGGTAGATCAGCAGAACCTGATAATGCAGTCATTCTATCTACTATCCTATGAGTATCACTTAACTTACTTGTTGCTGAGTTACTTAATAATACGTTATAGTCGTTATTAATAAACGATACAGATACATAAGGAACGAATACAAACTCAGAGTTTAATACTTCTGGGTTATCATCAAAGTCTAATGTGGTAGGTAAGGAGTTAATAACAAAGTCAGCAAGAGAGAAAAAATAATATCCATTTCTTTTCTGTCTTCCTAATACCTTACTCTTAACAAGAATACCATCCTGTACTTTAAATCTAAACTCGTTTACTTCTTTAAGTGCTGGTTCTATATACTTCTCGTTTTTACTTGTAAACGGTATAGAGATGCCTTTTACTGTATAAGGAGGAAAAGATTCTACATTAGGATATGAACCGGATACACTGCTACTTACTAATAGGTTAGCGTTACCAGTACCCCAGCCATTTGGATTTGCTTTTATAAACTCTTGTAATGTCATTTTTTAGCTAAATCTTGCGTAATAGTTAGAACCAGATTCGTTTTGAGTACTATAATAAATATTCAATAAAGAACTAGTTGTTATTAAATGTGTGTCTCCTGATGAAGTTGGGTTAGTATACCAACCATCAAATGTACCTCCTGGATAATATGCTGATGTTCCTTGAACTGTAAAGAACGCATATGTGTTATAATCATGAGTAAATGTAAATGATCCGCTGGTTTGTGATACCGTATTCGGATAAGTCTTTTCTATAAACCCATCTTCTGATCCAGTTGCATAAATATTAAATACATCTCCTAAGTATGAAGCTATTAAAGTAATATTACAAGATGCAGGTATAGGTTCAGATAGATTAAAGTAAGTAATGTCAAACTTTATTATTGGTTGAGCAGTTTTCTTAAATGGATTACCTCTGTTTATATCTGGTGTGGTAGATATAACTTTTAAGTTAGAACCAGAAAACTCTCCATCTATCTTATGTCTCTCATCATCTATACTTCTTGATACAGGACCTACTGCTCCTTTAAGTATGTAGTTATAGTTAGTAGTTGAACCACTTACAAACGCTCCTGCATTACTACCTGTTATATCAGAAACATCTATAGAACTTGTATATTGTTTTTCTTCCCAACTTACTTCAACTTGTTTAGCTTTACTTCTATTAAGTGAGTGAGGCTGTATTATTATACCTGTATTTACGTTAGATCTAGCAGGTACAAAGTCTTTGATCATTCTAAATAAAGAGTTATCAAAATACTTTATAATATGTACAAATGCTTTAGGATCGGCAAAGAAATCATCTCCTTCCCAAAAACTATCCCAATCTTTCCAGAGTATAACTAAATCTTCCCACGATGGAGTATCATGAGTTATCATAGCTGATATTCTGTTTAACTTATCGTAAGATGTATTATATTTATCACCTGGGTCACCGATAAAGTTGTCTATATCAAATGAACTTGTTAAATGTAATCTAACAAAGTTCTCAGCTATATCATTATAGTTGAATCCTACTTCAACAGTATGAATATCATCTGAATATTTTTCTCGTTCTGAAACTACTGAGGTATATCTTGATAAGGTACTTCCTGTGGTAAAGCTACCTGTTAAGTCTAATCTTATTTTATCTAATGAAGATGTAGTATGTGAATATGGACCTAAATATCTTGAACGGTCTATTTCTGCTCCACCAAACTGTCTTATCTGTAATAAAGAAGATGGTATACCGAAACAGTTTATAAGAGCTCTTAATCCTCTTTCTGTACCCTTAGCTTTAGTAAGGAGAGGTAAGTTATGATATATTCTTTTATATACTTCTTTTTGATAGTTATCTACTCCTACAGGTTGAAGCTTTTCGTGATTGGAACCAGAAAGTATAGTAACTACTTCATGTATCAACTCACTACCAGTAGCAGGAGCTTCACCTACTAATAAAGAAAATAAGTTTCCTGTAGTTAGATTATTTTCGTATATTTTAACTCCAAAAGATTCTATTGCATCCTTAACTAGGTCTTTAGATAGACCAAAGTCTAACCTATTGTCAGCATCGTACTTGTCAGATACAGCTTTAAAGTATATCCATAAGTTGTCAAAGTGCTGTCCTATCATGTTAAGGAATAACATGTAAGGTTCATTGTTGGAATCTTCTCTTAAGAACATTGGAACAGTTCCATCAAGATTATCAGAGTTTGTATTGTCGTATGCTTCAGCTAATACAAGTTGGTTGCTATACCATGTAGAACCTGATGAATGACTACTAGCGTAGTTAGTAAATGGTTTTGTTGAGTTACTTTTAGGCCAAGAGGTACTCCCACTTGTAAAGTATAAGTGACGATCATAATGATCAAAGTTTCTTATTATACCATTAATAAGTCCTTCATAGTACTCAGCACTGCCACTTGCATTATTACTTATGTAACCTGAGTTTCTTATACTTCCTATAGTAGACTCATGGCTCTGTATTAAGTCTAACTTATATTTAAAGTTCCTT